GAGGAAAAAAAGAATTAAATGAAGAAGAAGATTTAGATGAAACTTACATGGAAGATGAAAAAGAGGATGTAAAAGAAACTTACATGGAAGATGAAGCTGATGAAGACATGAAAGAAGCATACATGGAAGATGAAGCTGATGAGGACATGAAAGAAGATCTAGATGAGGAAATTGATTTGGAAGAAATTCTTAATGAATTAGAATTAGAAGAAGGTGAAGCAGAAGACACGGTCGACGAAGCTAAAAAAGACGATGACGACAAAATGGATGAGGCTAAAAAAGATGACGACAAAGACGACGTTAAAGAAGCAAAAGACGAAGACAAAGACGACATGAAAGAAGCTAAAGACAAAGATGACGACAAAGTTGAAGAAGCTAAAGACGACGAAAAAGAAATGGAAGAAGCAGTAGGTTATCCAAATTATCGTGCTGACCAGATTACAAAAGTTAAAGCAGACGCTACTGATGTTAATCAAGGTTTAAACGAAAATGAGGAATTTAATTTAGATGCTCTTCTTGAGGAAATTAATAATTTAGATGAGACTTACATGGAAGACGAAAAAGAAGAAAAAAATGAGGCTTACATGGAAGACGAAAAAGAAGAAAAGAATGAAGCTTTAGGTACAGTAGCAGGTATTGCCGGTATAATAGCAGCAGCAGGTGGTTTAACAAAACTAGAAATGGCAGCTAACGATCCAGAATTTCAAGCTAAATATCCTAGAGTAGCTAAAGCATTAGAAATGATGCAAAAAGTAGGTGCAGATGCAGCCGCTAGTAAAAGAATGGAAGAAGAAGCTACAGCTAAAGAACTTGAAGAAACTAAAGAAGCTCTTGAAGCAGTTAAAGCTGAACTTAACGAAGTTAATCTTTTAAACTCTAAATTATTGTATGTTAACAGAATCTTTAAAGCTAATAATTTGAATGAAGCACAAAAACTACGTGTAGTTGAAACTTTAGACAATGCGTCAAACGTTAAAGAAGCTAAATTAATATACGAAACAATTAAGGACACGTTTAATGTTGCTAAAACAACAAAAACAACTCCTAAAAGATCAATCAAAGAAGGTTTAGGAATGGCTTCTAAAGCTGCAGGAACATCTACGGCTCCTAAGAAACCAGTTCTTAACGAATCAAATGATATGGTGACTAGAATGCAAAAACTAGCAAACATTAAAATTAATCAATAACTTAAAAATTAAATTACAAAATGGACAATGTAAATAATTTATTAGAAGGTGCAAGCCCTTACCAAATCCTACAGGAGCAAGCTGGAAAATTAGCTAGCAAATGGGACAAATCAGGACTTTTGGAAGGAATTGAATCTTCTACGGAACAAAACAACATGGCCATCCTTCTTGAAAACCAAGCAAAACAGTTAGTAAATGAGGCTTCTGCTACTACAGCAGGAACTACTATTTCAACTGGTGCTGGTGAAGCATGGGCAGGTGTAGCTCTTCCATTAGTGCGAAGAGTATTTGGTGAAATCGTTGCTAAAGACTTAGTATCGGTACAACCAATGAATTTACCAGCTGGATTAATCTTCTATTTAGACTTCCAGTATGGATCAAGCCAAAACTTTAAAACAGCGGGAGAATCACTTTATGGTGCTACTGCAGATCTTAAGAGAACTGACGGCGCATTTAAAAAAGGTCTTTATGGTGCAGGTGAGTTTGGTTACTCAATAACTCAATCATCTATAACAGTTACAGATGTAGCAGCTGGAAACTCAGCATCCTTAAACGGAGCTACTGAAAATGTAGGTGGTGGTGCAGCAGGATTAGCTACAATGGGTATCTTAAATATGGATACTGAATTTTCAGCTTCAAATGCTGGTCAGTTAGCTACTGGATCTTTAGCAGGTGTACAAACTGCAGGTAAAGCTCAAATTAGAAAAATCTTAGTACCAGTTACTTCAGCTTCAGGATATGACCCAGAAGCAGTTAGAGCGTTTACTATAGCACAGTCTACAAATATTGTAGAAGTATTCCCACAATTCACAAGAGTTGAAACAGGAACTGTAGGTGATTATACAGGAGATGTTTTTGCATTTGTAGTTTCAGCTTCTGGAACAGCAGATACAACTTCTCCAACTTTAACTTTCTTAAAGAAACCATCTAACTTAAATGACGTAGGTGACTTTGAAGCAAGTGGTTCAGCTACTTTCCCATCAGCAGGAGTATCAACACAAGAAATTCCTGAAATTAATGTTCAGTTAAGATCTGACACTGTTTCTGCTAAAACACGTAAATTGAAAGCACAATGGACTCCTGAGTTTGCTCAAGACTTGAATGCTTATCACTCAATTGACGCTGAAGCAGAATTAACTTCTATCTTAAGTGAGTACATTTCAATGGAAATTGATCTTGAAATCTTAGATATGTTAATTCAAAGTGCAGACACAGTTGAAGCATGGAGTGCTAAAGTTGCTCAAGACTTAACAGTAAGCTCTAATACAACTGCAGGTGGTACTGCTAATCCAACTTTCACTTCAACAGCTAATGCATCAGGTGTATATTACACTAAAATGTCTTGGTTCCAAACTTTAGGTGTTAAATTACAAAAAGTTAGTAATTTAATCCACCAAAAGACTTTAAGAGGTGGTGCTAATTGGATGGTAGTTTCTCCAAAAGTTTCTACAATCTTAGAATCAATCCCAGGATTTGCTGCTGATTCAGCTGGAGACGCTGACAAGTACAACATGGGTGTTCAAAAGATCGGTGCAATTAATAATAGATACCAAGTTTACAAAAACCCATACATGACTGAAAATACAATCTTGATGGGTTATAAAGGATCTCAATTCCTTGAAACGGGTGCTGTATTTGCTCCGTACATTCCATTAATCATGACTCCACTAGTGTACGATCCAGTATCATTCACGCCTAGAAAAGGTATTATGACTAGATACGCTAAGAAAATGGTTCGTCCTGATTTCTATGGTAAAGTACATATCGCAGATTTAGACCAAATATAATAAGTAATTAATTATATTTTTTAAAGAGAGCCGCAATAGCGGCTCTTTTTTTTATATGTATTATCAAACGTTACATTATATGGCTAAACAAAATGTTAAAAAAAACCCACCAAAGGGTTCAATTAGGTTTTCAATTTCCCTTTCAGAAGAACAAAAGAAAGCAAAAACAGAAATATTAAAACACCCATTTAATTTTGTAGTTGGAAAAGCAGGTAGTGGTAAAACATTATTAGCAGTACAAGTTGCTTTAGACCAATTCTTTAAAAGACAATATAATAAAATTATCATTACTCGACCTACTATATCTACAGAGGATAATGGATTTTTACCTGGTTCAGAACGTGAAAAAATGGAACCTTGGTTAGTACCTATTAGATCTAACATGAGAAAAGTATATAATAAACCTCTTATATTAGATAAAATGGAAAAAGAAGAAACCATTGAATTAGTTTCATTAGCACATTTTAGAGGTAGAACTTTTGATAATTCAGTTGTAATAGTAGATGAATTCCAAAATTTAACTCGTTCACAATTAGCAATGGCTATTGGTAGATTAGGTAAAGATTCTAAAATGATATTTTGTGGAGATTCCTATCAAATTGATTTAAAAGATAAAAATTATTCCGCATATCATGATATGGCAAAGTTAATTAACTCTGAATATGTTTTTAAATGTGTATTAGAAGATTCTCATAGACATGATGCTATTGATGATTTGTTAGAATTACTGAACGGGTATCACTAAGTCTCCATTACTTCTTCATATTTATATAGGAACAACCTAATTCAACTAAAATGGCAAACATTCCTATATGGCCCGGATCTGGATCTTTTGCATCAGGAAGTAGCACTCCTTTTGGATTTTATGATTCTGACACTGCATTTCAAGATGATGCACCAAAATTAGCAGATTGGTGTGCTAAGAGATTAGGATATCCCCTTGTAGACATTGAATTACAAGCAATTAATTTTTTCACTTGTTTTGAAGAAGCTGTAAATGAATATGGAGCTCAATTATATAATTTTCAAATACTTAATAATTTCCATACCTTAGAGGGAAATACAACTGGTTCTAATTTTAATAATCAGTTAATAACCCCTAATATGGGATCTACTATTAACTTATCTGAACAATATGGAAATGAAACAGATGGAGCAGGAGGAGATTATAAAATAGAAAGAGGTACCTTAGATGTAAAAAGAAATGGACAAAGATATGATTTATTAGAAAATGTATCATCATCTATAAGTGGTTCAGAAGATGTTTATATAAAAAGAATATACCATTATGCACCATCAGCTATAAACAGATATTTCGACCCTTATGCGGGTACAGGTACAGGTATTCAATCATTAATGCAAACATTTGGATTTGGTAATTATTCTCCTGGTGTTAATTTTATGTTAATGCCTATATATTTTGATACATTAAAATTACAAGCAATTGAATTAAATGATATAATTAGGAAATCAGGATATCATTTTACTATAGAAAATAATAGATATTTAAAATTATTCCCTATACCTACAGAAGATTATACTTTACATTTTGATTATGTATTAAAATCAGTAGCTAATAATCCTATTAAAAACCCAGCAACAAATTTAATAACTGATATATCAAATGTACCTTATACAACACCAACATATCAATTTATAAACGATCCAGGAAAACAATGGATTAGAAGATATGCTTTAGCTTTAGCTAAAGAAATGTTAGGAGGAGTAAGAGGTAAATATCAGTCAGTTCCTATACCAGGAGATAATACTACTTTAGATTATAATAGATTATTATCAGAAGCGAAAGATGAAAAAGATAAACTAATTACAGAATTAAAAGAATTATTAGAATCAACAACAAGAGTTAAACAATTAGAAAGAAAAAACGAAGAAGCGGAATTAACTCAAAAAACATTTTATAAAGTACCCTACCCAATTTACATAGGTTAATGATAAAATTAAAAAACATATTAAACGAGATATTAAATACTTATATAGTACAAGCTTACATGTTAACAGACACTGATTATAATATTACAGATGTATTAGATCAAATTAGAGCTATAAGAAAAATAACTATTGTAAGAAATATTACTCCTCCTGAGTATGTACAAAAGCAAAATTTTGAATATACTTTAGTTACAATTAAATTTGTAACAAGAGGAAATCCTAAAAAAGATATGGAAAAAATAAAAAAAGATATTTTGACATCTGATAGAAGTATAAAAGACTTAAGAGTACCAGGTGTACAATCTTTTAAATATAAACCAGAAACATTAAAAAGACTATAATGGCTTTATTCGGAGGATCACGAGACATATCACTTTTTAATTCAGTAAGTAAAGAACTTATTAATGACATTATTCAAACAGAAGTTGGATATTATAAGTTTGTTCTTGAAAAAACAACTAGTAATATTTACGGAGAATCTATGGGTAAAATGTTTTATGAACCCGTAAGAATCGCGTGTTTAATGAAAAAAGAAGACCAAACATGGTCGTCTGATGAATTTGGATCTGACGTTGATCAAACATTTGATTTTCGATTTTTAAAAGAAGAACTAAAAGGTATAAATTTAGTACCTGAAGTAGGAGATATTTTATTATTTAAAAATAATTTTTACGAAATAGATACTAAAGTTGAAAATCAATTAATATTAGGTAAAGACCCAGATTACGCAATTTCAACAGGAACAACTGATTTTGGTAGTAGTCATTCAATAATATTAACAGGTCATTTATCAAGAATAGAAAAATTAAATTTAGTACCTTTAAGAGGTGGAAAATATCCATCTACGACAAAAATAACAGACGGAATAGCAAACCCAGTATAATAAAATGGCACAAGATAATACAGATAAATTTAAAAGACCATTACCTTTAAGACAAAATGAAAGGTTAAGGGAAAGCTTAAATGCTCCTGATGTTACTAATCCTAATAATCCTTCATTTCCAGTTGAAGGTTTAGCTCCTAGTAATCGTCAACCTCAAAAATCAAGCTCTACTAAAAAACCCATAAATAGAGGAGAAATTACACGTAGAGATGATGATGTAATTAATGATATTTCAATAGGATTACAAGACCATGATGAAGCTATAGCATTTTATTTTGATAAAGTAATTAAACCCTCTGTTGTAACAAACGGAACTAGAATAGACGTACCTTTAATTTATGGAAATCCTGAAAGATGGAAAGGAGTTCAACGAGATGGTTATTATAGAGACAAAACGGGAAAAATTCAAACTCCCATTATTATGTTTAAAAGAAATAATATCCAAAAAAGAAGAGATTTAGGTAATAAAATGGATGCAAATAACCCTCAACTTTACTATGTATATCAAAGTAAATATAATAAAAGAAATCAATATGATAACTTTTCAGTATTACAAAATAGAGTTCCTAATAAAGAATTCCATGCTGTTGTAGTACCTGATTTTGTAAGATTAAAATATTCTTTTATAATATGGACAGATTTTT